AGTATGATACTGAAATGTGCTTATTTGAAACTACTTCATTATATGGTAACATAAAAGGTACTAGTCAGTACGATGGATTAAAACCTTATATTCGTTATAGGGGTGATACAGAATCTAAGTTTCTTTTGACTCTACCAGATTTTATATACCATGATTTACATAAATGGTTTATTCAAAAAAATGATGGTGAGCAGTTAATTCGTAAAGGTGCTTCTAGTAGAAAACTTAAGATACAAACTAAGATGATTTCTATCATTAAGAATTCTCTTAAGGAACATCATCCAGTAAAGTATACTGAGTTTGTTGAGTTTATTAAAACTCGTCAAGATGTTACTACTCAGAAAAGATTTTATATGTCCACTTATGGTTTCGAGAATTCTAGAGAAGTTATTTTGGGAAACACAGATACGCTTGTTAAGGCTGAGAACTACGATAGGTTCTCTTTTGATTCGATTGTATCTTGGTGGAGAAAGAAGGCTTCTAAAAGGTACGAAAATCTCAAAGAAGATGGAAGACTCAGATCGAAATTAGAAACTTGGGATATTAATGATATGGACTCTATTGATATAATAAGATGACACTAGCTAAATTCTTCACTGACCAAAAATATGCAAAGACTATTAGGATTTTAGTTTATCCTAATATTACTTTCTCTAAGAATCTTGCAAAGGATAGTTATATTCAAGTGATCACTAATATGATTACTGAGTTGAATAAGATAAGAGATGATTTATTCTTTTACTTAGTTCTGCCAGAATTTTTAGAGATGCTGGATTTTCATAATACTAGTCAGTATCTCATGAAGGTTCCTACATATCCTCCTACAATGAGATCACATTTTGATGTGGAAAAGTTTAGGAAGATGTTTGGTCATGATCTGGATATTGATTTAGTATTCTCTCATCTACCAGAACATACTCATGCTGTAAAAAATGTTATGAGTAATGTAACTCATCATGATCCAGCTTACTTTGGTTATTGTCATTGGTTTGATTTAGATGAAGTAGTTGCTTGGAGTCTTCCTAGTTTTAATCAAAATATATTAGGACTATTGGAGATGGATAGATGTTATTTAAATACACAGAGTCAGAAGAACTTAGTTTTAAATCAAGCTTCTAATGTTTTTAATAAAGAGAATGTTGCAAGATTAAATGATATATTAACCCCCCAACATTTAGGTGTAAAGGAAATAGATATAGTTGAACCTCTTCAGGATACTGATAAGCTAATCGTGTTTAATCATAGACCTGATACCTATAAGGACTTTAATAACTTCATGCGTATTCTAGAGGATCTTAGGAAGGTTAGGCAAGACTTTGAAGTATGGATACCGTTGTTGGAAAAATCTACCGAAAGTTGGATAACTACAGAGAAGTTTAATAAACAAAGATATTATAAAAAATTACAAAGATGTAGAGTTGGGTTTTCACCTAAACAAGTTTATGGTGGATGGAGTGTATCCACTACAGATGGTATAATGAATGGGTGTCCATATATTATGTACGATGCTGATTATTACCATGAGTTAAATCCTACAGCAGATTTCTTTAGTACAAATGATACAGCAATTCATCTACTGAATAAATATTTTGACGATGAGGATTATAGAAATAAACAGTCTGTAATATCTCAGAGTTATCTAAAGGAAAATCTTATCTATGAAAATGAGATCCTTAAGATGAGTAATTATATTACTGACCTTTTTAATTCTCAGAAGAGAACTAATACAGAAGTAACTAAAAAGTTAATTGCTATTATTAAGGAGAGAGGACAAATAACCAAAACGGAATTGTTCTCTGCAAATCTTGGTTGGGGTAGAGGTATTAAGTTTGGGCCTTATAGAAGAGCTCTCTTGTCTAATCCTAACATTTATGATATTATAGATCCAATTCCTTCTTACTGCTGGAAGAATGACTAATGCTATCAACTAATTATAGAAATCAAATAGTAGATATATGTTGTCGCATAATATCTACAGATGGAGAAGTATCCTTAAAGGAAAGGATATGGATGACCAAGTTATGTGATCACAATGCGTCTGCAAGAGAACTTGCTGGTGCTTTATTATGCCCAGATTTTATTGAGGATATCCCAACATGACAGAAACAAAAATATCAACTTGGATAGATAAATTAAAATCTCATGATGGTTTTGATTATGTTATCTTATCAGTTTTATACCTAGAAGAGTTTGTTAAAAGATCTCTAATTGGTGTATATCATCTCTGGCAGAAGTTTGATCATTGGAACTTTAATAGGAAACTACCGAAGTGATGGATATTAAAAACTGGGAGAAGGAATACCTTTCTATGGGTGTTTCCTTAACTGACAGAGAAAAAGAATTACTTAAAGGGGATTATATAAAATCTCATGAGGGTATGCTCTTTGGACGTATGTATGCTGATTGGAAGAGTAGAAAGTCAAATGAATAAATCTTTTGATGACTCCAATTGGAGAGAAGAATACAAAGCATACACAAGCAACAAGAAGCAACTTGAGTTGTTAGAGAATGGCCCCAAGAGTCTTTCTCAATCTTGGATACTGGGTGCTTTGTATCAGAAGTGGAAAAAAATGAAAGGTTATAAAGAACCTGATCCACCTAATTGCCAATCAAGTCTAGAAGAATTTTACGCCAAACAACAACAGTTGGAGGAAACTAACTAATGGAAGACCATAAAGTTAATGATCTATGGGAAGACATGGATCGACTCAACATGCTATATGAAGAATTAATGTGGGATCATGATGATGAGTTGCAATTTTTCGTAGAAGGTAATAGAATAGTGATTCGTAACGTTGACCAAGAAGATGGTTGAATTGAAAGAGTGGCTTAATTCTATTAATTCCACTAAGGAAAATCTTATAGATAACTGTACAGCAGAAGAAAAAGATTATCCACCCTATATTATTAACAAGTGTCTTTCTGGTTTTAAAGATACAATCTTCATTGCCAATGAGATGAATCTTTCATCTCATCTAGGTAATAAACTACAGTATGACTTTTTTATAAATATTGTCAGACCGAGGAAAAGATTCTCGCCTTGGATTAGGAAAGAGAAAATTGAGACCTTAGAGCTCGTCAAACGATACTATGGTTATAGTAATGATAAAGCTAAAAGTGCTCTGAAAATTCTTACTAATGAACAAATTGAATTTATAAAACAACGACTTGATACTGGAGGAAAACGATGAGTGAAGATCAAGAGTATAATTGGTCTCCAGACCAGATGATTGAGGTGACTCTAAAAGAGCCAGATGACTTCCTAAAGGTTAGAGAAACTTTAACTAGAATTGGTGTCGCTTCTCGGAAAGAAAAGAAGATATATCAATCATGTCATATCTTGCACAAGCAAGGAAAGTATTACATAGTTCACTTTAAAGAACTATTTGCCTTAGATGGTAAAAGAGCAAATCTTTTTGTTAACGATGTACAGCGTCGTAATCGTATTGCTCAACTTCTTAGTGACTGGGGTTTAGTAAATGTAGTAACAACTTCTGCAATAGAAGATGCTGCTCCCCTTAGTCAGATCAAAGTTTTGTCTTACAAAGACAAGTCTGAATGGACTTTAGAGAGTAAGTATAACATTGGTAAGAAGAAAGTCACAACATAAATAATTAATAAATTTCAGTAATCACTATGTTAATTAAAGTTTTAGCCACTGAGGGTAATCTCTCTAGTGCTTCCAATGTAAATAAAGCTACTGTGGTAAGGCTTTTTAATAACCATAGTACAAATTTGATTATAACTCAAAAAAATGCTGGTGGAGATACTATTGGTAGTTTTGCAGCAGATAATGGAAAAATATTTTTTCTAGAAAAGGAACCAACAGACACGTTTGAGGCAGGATCAAATGGTAATAGTGTTAAGGTTGTTAAGGTTGCTTACAAGCATTGATTTATCGAAGATGTGATTGATACTTCACCAGACTCTATCAGGATATTCACAATTATCGTACTATTTTTTGTTTGGATATTTATTTTCAATACTCCATCTGCTAAATAACTTAGTTTGACTAATAATAATGACAAGTTTAATTGACCCACAGAAGTATACGGATGCAGTGACCGAGTTACGGTCATTTTTTTTGTCTAAGAATTTTCTTG